CGTTTGAAAGAGTTGGCTCCCATGTTTCAGGATAACCTGTCAAACCGAATGCTTGTGACCAACGTACAGTTGTTGGGTAGTTGGTTGAGATGCCACCACTGATCTTAGTAATGTTGCCAGCAATCAGAATGTTTCCTACGTTAGGAGAGCAGAAATTTCTGACAAACTCAGCAGTAGTTGAAGTAACTCCTGGCTCATAGTTCCATCCAGCATTTGATGAGACAGTGATCTCGTTAGCTGTTGGCAAGAAATACATTGGATTGCTCAATGTATCGTTGATAAAGAAAACACCCCCAACAACAGAGACAGTGATGTTTAAATCAGCAGTGTAGCCAGTAAGGAAAACACTAGGATTTCCACCAACACCAGGAGTAATGTTGGTAATCCCAGAAGAGGTCAACATGTACCACCGACCTTGGCTAGAAGAGTTTCTAGTAGCGACGATGTAAACCCATTGAGTTTCAGACCTATAACCACCTTCCATGAAGATAGGCTCATTAGGAATGACACTCAGAATCTCTTGTTCACCAAAGATCTTTTTAATACCACGAACATCAGTTTCTACGTTAAGCCCACTGTTATATTCATTTGTACCCAGCGCATTACTAGGAACGTCAGGCGTGAATGACATCCCTAGGAATGGTGTTCGGATTCTTTGGTAATCAGACATGTCTTAGTCCTTACCAAGGAGTACCACTTGCAACTTTCGGGGCTTTCTGTTCTGCAATGTTCGCAGCCAGAGCAGCGTCCACAGCAGCAACACCTTCAGCACCCAATGAGCCTTTCACCCACTCAACGACAGTGGCTTCTGTCAGCTCGTCATAGGGGATGAGGCTCTGACCGGGTTGCTCTGTGAAGCCTACTGTGGAGTAGGTCGAGGCATAAAAGTCGCCATCGGTCTGTGATGCGGTCCAGTGAACGGTGACGACAAAGCCATCAGCGGTCAGGCGGTCCATGTTTGTGATTGTCCAGTTTGTCATGATGAGTCCTTTCGGGGGTTAAATGTTTGCGGCTGCGAGGCGGGCGCGGAGAGATTGGATTTCGGCCCACATCACAGGGATAAGGGCGCTTGCATCCATTTGCTGATACACGGGGTTGCCATCAGCATCAACAGCGTCTTTTTCACCAGTGTGTGCGTACTCAGGAGTTTCGTGAGCAATAAACATTGGACGCTCTTGTGTAGCGCCCTTCATCTTGCCCATGTAAACAGGGGTTGAGTCAATCAATGCGCCGCTGTCAACCACAGGGCCAATGATGTCCTTGGCACGGTAGTCAGAAGTGGTGTTGTAAGCAGTTAAACCACCTGCTCGGTTGTATTGAACTGAGCCGCGAACTGTTCCACCACCCTCACTTCTGAAATAACAGAACACGTTATCACCAGAGGTTGCGGCATTCCAGAAATCTGCAGCCTCAAATCCAGCACCACCGGATGATCTAAATACTGGCCCGTAAGACGAAGAGATCGCAGAAGCCGAGAATCCCAATCCTGCGGCTTGACTCGTAGTCCCCACCAGCAAGTTACCGCTGGAGTCGATACGGGCGCGCTCGGTCAGTGTGGTGTTTGTTCCTGCGGAAACTGTGGCCTCCGCTGCTGTGAAAAACTTAATTGCCCCATAACCCACGTTGATTGCTGTACGCGCCCAAGCATCACCAGTGGAACTTGCAAAAGCGTTTGCAGTGGCGCTATAACGAACGCCACTTCCAAGCACAAGGTCGCCACTGCTTGACTGCCTGAACATAGTGGCAAGGCTGGTCCCATCTGTGGATTCCGGGAAAGAAATGTTGGTACTGTTTGCAACGCCAAGACCCGGTGAACCGTTGCCTGTGGTACCAACCAAGAAGTTATTGCTGGAGGAGATACGGGCGGCTTCTCCTCCACCAGTTGCAAACCGCAAAAACGCTGTTCCATCCGTTGATGGATTGTCAATGTACGACCAGTTGTTGTTGGCGCTGTTATAGAAACGCACCAAACCATTGGTGAGCATAGAGGCGACACCATTTACTGCAAGTTTTCCGTAAGACGCAGGTATCGTAGTCCCCACTCCCAAATTCCCGCTGGAGTCGATACGGGCGCGTTCGGCGTAAGATTCAGAGCCTACGTTCCCAGTGAATGTATAAAACGACATCCCACCACCAGCCGCATTGACTGTGGTGATTGCCCCGCCACCAAAGGTGCTAGCGTTATAGGTGAATTGAATGCCTGTATTGGGGTGATTCCCTGTCCAACCCCCAACAAGCGAAATTGAAGAAAATCCAGTGGACGCCGTAGTTGTTCCAAGCATCAACCGCCCACTCGCATCCAGCGTCATCGCCTGAGTAAAGCTAATAGCGTTACCTGCTGTGCCGGAGGGAGCGTTGTACCAACGATGTTCACCGCCTGTTTGATAGTAAGACGCTGCTGCTGCTGAATTCTTATAGATATAGCTTGATGCACCGTAATAGGCGTTAGTGACAAAGCCGCCAGAGTCATTGCTGTTAGTTTGTCCAAAAATGGAAACTCCGTTAGCAATGTCTGTCGCTTTGAACACGGCATTCCAAGCACTCGGAGTAACCCCCACGCCGAGGTTGCCGGAGGAGTCGAGGCGCATGCGTTCGCCGCCAATGTTGAAAGAGATTTCAGTGCCTGACCCTGCGTACAGCGTAGAAACACCGGAAACACTTCCAATTCCAATTGTGCGTGTAGAAGTGCGATATTGCAGGCCGTTTCCATCCGCGCCAACAACATCCAGCTTTACACCCGGCGAACTCGTCCCAATACCGAGGTTGCCGGATGAGTCGAGGCGCATCCGTTCAATGTTGTTGGTTTGAAACGCCAACGGGCTATTTGTCTGCGGCCCAAAATACGCAACACCACCACCACAAGCTATTTCAGCATTGGTTGTTCCATCAGTAAATCGGGCTATGCCGTTTACTTCCAGCTTTCTGTTTGGCGAACTCGTCCCAATACCCAGACCTGTGCTGGTCAGGCGCATGGCTTCGGAGCCGCTAACTGTCCATGCAAGAGGAACATACCCACCAGACCCAACAAAGGAAGCCGTGTGGTTAAACACAGAGCCATCATACGAAATTGCAAGGATTTCACCACCAGCCGCCGAACTTCTAACAACAAGTCCTTCAAAAGCACCATTGCTATTTTGTTTGGCAAACAATGCAGGAGTTACTCCCCCTTCACTTGCAACCATGTTGATGCCTAAACCACTCCCATCAAACGTCAGCGCAGACCCAGTGGTCAGGACTTTGCTGCCGTTGAGGTAGGCCACGCCGTTGGCAGTGCCTCCAGACAGGGTGACAGCACCAGATGCTGTCAGAGCAGCGATGTTGGCTGTTCCTGTCAAATACAGATTGCGCCAAGCATGAGCGTTTCTACCAAGGTCATATGCGTTATTGGTAGAAGGGTCAATGTCTGAATTGACACGGGCGTTGAAACTTACAGTATCAGAGTTGCTGCTGCCAAGAATGGTGTTGTCATTGACAGTTAGGTTGGTAAAAACACCTGTATTAGGTGTTGTGCCACCAATAGCAGGAGGAGCAGACAAGTTGAGAGTACCACCCAAAGTCAAGTTGCCCGAGGTAGTGACAGTACCAGTCAATGTCAGGCCGCTAACAGTTCCTGTACCGCTAACAGAAGTCACTGTTCCCAAGGGGTTAGCAGCCCACGATGTATCAGTGCCGTTTGTTGTCAGATACTTGTCTGCAAAGGCACAAGAGCATTGAAAGCAGCATTGGCGGTTGTTTGACCTGTACCACCGTTAAGGAGGCTCAATGTGCCACCCAGGGTAATAGTTCCAGCAGCCGTAATAGGCCCACCAGAGCTTGTCAAACCAGTTGTGCCACCAGATACGGCAACACTGGTAACAGTACCAACACCAGCCGCAGGAACCCACTCCACATCACTTGCAGAAGTATTCAATGCCAAAACTTTACCTGCATTACCTGCGTAAGAAGGCAAAATCCAATCAGCACCTATTGTTTGAACAGCACCCAATGTAAAGTCAACACTGTTGATGTTAACGCTGTCATACACCAGCGCAGAGTTGGGAATGTTGGTCAGTGTATTAGCAGATCCGCTGATTGACTTGTTCGTCAGTGTCTGCGTGTCTGTCAAACCAACAGCACCAAGGTTTGTACGTGCATTAGCCGCTGTAGAGGCTCCTGTACCACCATCAGCAACAGCTAGGTCAGTAATCCCGGTGATAGAGCCACCAGTGATTGCTACGTTGCTTGCAGCTTGTGTGGCAATAGTGCCAAGGCCAAGGTTTGTACGAGCGTCAGAAGCTGTTGTAGCCCCTGTACCGCCATTGGCGACAGCAACAGTACCAGACACGTTGCCAGCATTGCCAGAAATACTGCCTTGGATTGTTTGGCTAAAGGTCTTAACGCCACCAATGGTTTGGTTGTTTACAAGGTCAACAAGGTTAGATCCTGACAGCTGGACCCAAGCACCTGTTTGCTTGTTGTACAGGCTTTGAGGAGTTGTACTGGTGTTGATATACAACTGACCATTCAAACCAGTACCAGAAGAAGGTACACCCGCACCTGTAAGGATAGGCAAGCCAGAACCTGTCATCAATCCTGGGACTGACCATGTAAACGTAGTTGCGTTGCGAGAATCAACAACAGCAATAGAAACCCACACTTGGTTAACAGGAGCTGGAGGTGGGGATACTACCCAACCTGTAGGTGCTGTACCAGTGTTGTTTGTAAAACTCCAAGAACCACCTGTAGGAGTTGCAGGAGCAGTTGCTGAATCTTGAAAAATGAACCATTCAAAATAAGTACCGCCAGAAGCAGCACCAATGCCATACAAACCAGTGGATTCTGATACAGAACCGTAGAGGCTACCTGTTGCCATTTTGCTTCCTTATTTGAACGAATATCTGTAGTTACGTGGTTGGAATTCTGATGTCAGATGTTGATCACCACCACGCCACTTGCCTTTGTAGTTCTGATCTTCAATCAGACCATACGAATCATCAAATCGAGCAAGCCACTTCTGTGCTTCATCTGTGTTTTTGTTCTTGTCATAGTACGCTTGCAATGTGCCGTACATGTAACCCTCTGGGAATGAAGCCAAGATCCCGTTGCTTTGAACAATAGGATTTGTTGCGTCACCAGTAGGGCTAAACAAGAACGGAAATGTCTTTTGATAATACGCCTTGATGATGACATTCTCACCAGGATTTGGCGTAAACACGTAATTAGGACCAACCTCAGAAAAAGAAGCCCTGATAACCCTTGGCACACCAAATGGACGGATATACAACTGGTCAATCATTCTGCGCCGAATAATCTCTCGGTCACCAACACGGTCATACACAATCCAAGGGCCAAGGTTAGTGCCTTCATACTGCTGGTTACTAGGCTGACTCTCTTGAAAGAACAGAATAGGAAAAACCATGTCAGCAGGAATGGGAGACATTCCTTTGGCATTTGTAATCAAAACAGATGGAGTGGCATCATCGTAAGGATTGGAACGCAGAGCAGGAAGCTCAATTGTTCGCATCTTCAATTCACATAACTGAATGCTTGCCATGATCTCAGCAGTTGACTGAGATGGAAGCTTCAAGATTGTTGCTGGGAATGTCAGGTTATCCCAAACACCATCTGGGTCACTGATAGTTACTGATGTGCCACTTACGCTCAGAACAGCAGTAAATGGGAGCATGGTGCTAACACCAATAAAGTCACCTGGAACAATGCTTGAGGCAGCAGAAGCCGATGTGGTAATGACTGAAGTTGTGGTGTTGTAAGCAGATGCAGTGATGGTCAATGCAGAAGGAATCGCTCCTACCCACTGAGCTATACGACTAACCAACGTATTAGCGGATTGAATAAAGAGCGACATGGATTGTCCTTATTTGGTCGGTATTGAAGGATTATACGGAATAGGGATCTTTCCGCTAGGATGGCAAACAAAATCAGAGTAATACTCGTTGACAATCGCATAAAACAAAATCTTGTCCTTCTTCTCTTGCTTTATCAACTCCCAAGGACGGTTGTTAAACCACTTTGAACTGATTTCGTGAGCAAAGCATTTAGGCAGTTGCATCATGTGAGCAGTACCAGCAAAGAATGGATTGTCAGTACCGTGGACCTTGTAAAACTCACGTTGCTGCTTACAAAACTCTTTGACGTTCTCTACGTTCTTTTGTTCATATTGTACGTATCGATTTCCGTCAATAGCACCGACCTTGTAGTCAATGTTTTCGGTTTTAAATGTTTGTGACCAAGTGCCAGACTTGACCTCATTAAACAGTTTGTCGTTATGACGGAAAACACCGTCAATACCAGCCTCCAGAATTCCTTCTGAATAGTACTTCTCGTTAACTTTGATGTCTTCGTCTGTCATTGCTTTCTCCATGCTTTACCAAAGGAACCCCTTTCGGAGTCCCTTCAGAAAAGCCCCGGAGGGCTTAAATCAGGCCAAGTAACGCTGGCACTGAGCGGATGGACGAGGAGCCGTCACAGCTGCACCAGTTGGGCTGATGTTCGCCAACACAGCAACACCTGCTGGGTTACGAACAATCAGTGTACCTTCCATGATGTACTGGTCCAAAGAAGCGTCAGCAGAACTGAACACTTCGTTGTTTGGACCCAGTTCACGCAAGCTACCCCATTGGATAACGTCAGGGTTCAGGAACAGGGCAGAAGTGTTGTCTGCGCCTGTGGAGTCCATAACCCAAGAGTCATCGATCTGGTAGGTGTAGTTGAAGTCACCTTCGTAAGTACCAATCGTGTCACCCTTGTCGGCAGGGTTAAAACGGTTGATCGAACGGCTGGTAGGCATCATGTCCGAGATGTGAGTACGCATGGAAGTGGGGACAACCATGTTAGTAATCTTGGCATTGAAGCGCTGTTCAGCGGTGGTTACCAACTGCTTGTACAGGAAAGGGCTGAATTGCTGCAAAGTCACGCCACTTGCGAAAGTGAAGTAACCCAGGCCAGCATTGGACAACAGGCCGTTGAAAGGCTGGTTGGTTGCAGTGGCAGAAGTCACATCGTTACCATCGCTGGTAGCCAAGTTCAGAACAGCAGTGCCGTCTGTCTCGTTACCAGAACGTGTGCCAGCAAACGAATACAGCGAACCAAAGCGGCGACCGTTGTTAGGCGATGCACCTTGAGTAGCAGCTTGGCCGGAGTACTTGATAGAAGCGCCATCGGCACGAACCATCTGAAGTTCAACGTCAAACATGATCTCAGTCAATTGCTTGACTTCTTGGTAGGCTTGTGGATCGCCACCAGCTTGCTCAACAGCACGGGCAGTACCTGTAGCACCAATGACGGTGGTAAAGATCTGTGTGTAGTTACCGCAGTTGGCACGGGTGTTGTCGGCAGCTTGGGAAGCTTGGACAGCAGCGCCTTCCAGCTTGGCGTTCAAGGCTGGGGTGCGATAGAAGTCAACAGGCCAGATGTGCAGAGTCGAATTGACTTTGCGCTTCTTGGACATAGCCATGTTGGTCAGGGGGGTACGGTCTTTAACATAGTTAGAGACAGTCATATCGAGGTCTTTGACCACGATGTCGGTGGTATACGAGCCGTTGCCGTTACCGAGGTTTGCACTGGTGATAGTAGCCATGAGGAAACTCCTGATTAACGCTTGCGTTTGTTTGCTGCAAGCATGGTTGCTAAAAGATCGCGTGCTGCATTCTTATCGCCGGATTTAGCTTGCTTTTGAAGTTTTTCCATCTCATTGTCTGGAGCGGTTTTGGCCTTTGCCACCGGACGACTAGCAGCAGCTAGAGATCCACCAGCATTCTTGACCTTAGGCCCTTCCCGGAACTTCATACCGTCCCGGAGAAGACCCAGCAGAAATTCATCACTGGACACCAAATCGATGTTTGGTACACCAGGAACAAACGATCCGCTTGCACCTTTCCAGTCCTTAGTAAGCTTCTCACGAATCTCACCAAAGACAGCCTTGTTGCTCAACTCTTTGTCAGTAAACGACTGCCTAGCTTTTTCCAAGGTTTCTTGGACCATTGCAGACCGATGCTGATAGAACTGTTCAACTTTAGGCCGATTCGCCTTAATGAACTGCGACTTTTCTTCAATCAACTGAGCGTTTTGACGCATTGCTGCTTCAGCACGGCTCCGTTCTGTCGGATCAGTCGTGTTTTGATAGATTTGCGACCATTGCTGGTTATATTCTTGGATCGTAATCAATTCATCAGCTGCTGATTGCAACTGCGGAACGATTGTCAACTCCAAGCCTATCTGCAAACCATCAAGTTCACTCTTGCGCTTCGATTCATACTCTTCAAAATCTGCTTTTTCAGCTTTAAGCTTACGAGCATTTTCATGGATAGCACTACCTTGACCCAGAATAGAAGCCGCACGTTCTGCTGTTAACTCTACAAAGCCGCCTTCTGCGTCCTTGTTAGGAATCTTCAACATTACGTCAGGATTCTCTTTCGCAAACTCCAAGAAATCGACTGCTTCGTTTACTCCATTGGAGGACTCGGCTTCAACTTCTGATTCTGCGGCATCCGACTCAACTGAACTGCCATCTTCAGGTTCGACCCCCTCAACAGGAGCCGCCTCCGGGGATTGGGCTTGCGCCTTTTCTTGTCCGGCTGGTGGTGGAGAACTGCCATCGGGTTGCGGATTGTTACGCTTGTTAGCGGCAATCATTGCAGCGATAGCATCGGCGGGATTCGCCACACCAGTTTGCTCAGGGGCGGTCACTTGCGTGATTACGTCTGACATAGTTTACTCTCTTTGGTTAAGTGTTTGTTTTCTGCGCCACTTTTCCAAGATATTCGATTTTCTCAATAAAACCGATGAAATCTCGTACTCCAGCAACATTAAATGCATTTTCGATGCGTTCTGGATCGGTTCGACAATCTTCTAACCGCTCCAGTAAGTTAAACCTGTAAAGGTTGAACAACAGTGCAAAATCCTCGTTTTTAATGAGGCGGGAAGCGCACTCCCCGTTTTCAATAGCTAAAGTTTTTCGATGTACATCGGCTCCTTTACTTGAATCAACGGATTTTGTCCGTTTGTTGAAATATTCACGTATTCTATATACCAAGCTTTTCATTGCAATCCTTTAATCAACTTGAACAGCGGAATGTTTTCCTCGTTTAGCGGCCAAAGCCTCAAACATGTTGTCTGTATCAATGTCTTCAGCCTTCTTCTGCGTAAACGCAGTGTTTGCCATTGTGTCTTCAATCTTAGCTTTGTTCAAATCTGTTTCAGATTGAAGTTTCTGTTGTTCTGCGCTTGGACCCTTTTCGGCTTGAGCTTGCATAATCTTTGCAGCTTCTTCCAATGTCGGCAGATAAGCGTCAACATCCTTAACGCCCAATACCCGCAAAGTATCTTCAAAAGGTCGGCGCAGTTTGACAAACATTTCAGGAACACTTGGGTCCAAACTCATCATGGCCTGGGTAAACTGCTGTTGAGCCTGACCAATCAATTGCTGACGGGTCAAACGGTTCTCATCAGACATAAAACCAAGAGCCAAATCAATGTTAATCAGCTTGCGGTCAATGAATTCGTAGTTTTCCATTGAGATGGCATCCATAAATGGAGCCCCTTTGGCACAAACACCTGCCAACTGCTGAATGTTGTAATCGTCAGAATACTGGATCAATGTTTTCCAGACAATGTAGATCATGTCACGCAAACCAATGGCACAGTTCTTAACCATCTCGTCTTGGATAAGCTGGTTTGGCCCCATAGCCAGTTGCAGCTTAAAGCCCGAGTTGCCGTCCTTCATTACTTCAGGGTTCAACACATCGTTGGGGCTTGTCATGCCAATCATTGCCATCTTGTCAGCTTCAAAACGCTGCATGGACGATTGGACATAAGCCAAGTTGCCTTGCATTGGTGCAAACTCGTAGATGTGCTTGGCAGGGTCAAACTTACGGTCCAAAATAAACATGGCAGACACGCCACGTTGAATTTCCTCGGCATCCATGAACTCTGGATTTACGCCAATGCGAGGTGTAGACGACTGCATGGCAAAAGCCATCTCAGCACGGGCAATCGATGTGGCATATTCCTGCATAGGCACAAGGCGTTCTGCAAGGGAGTAACCAAAGAAGTTGCCAGTGATGGGTTTTGGGCACATTGCCGCCAATGGGATGAAATCCACCTCTTTGACGTACAGAACATACGAGCCAGAGAAGCAAACCTCAACGATTTCCTCTTCTCCATCGTTGTCAACGTCTTTGCGAATCCATGCTGTGGTCAACATGATGACTCGGCTGAACTTGTCAGCACCAGCAGATGCGATTACACCTTGGCCGGGAACAGGAGTGGAGTCACGGGCATGCAAAGCAAGGTCGTTCTCCAATGCACCCGCTTGGTAAGCTCCAGCAGGACCATAGGCTGCGTGTTCAGCCATTTTTTCTAGGTCAATGTAAGGAAACTGCGCTTTGCACTCGTGCAGAGTCATTGGATCGTAAAAGCCAACAAAATCTTGATCTTGAATGTTGGGAATTGTGGGGTTGCACACAAAGTAGTGCTGGGCAACGTGTTTGATACGGACAGAAGTTGAAAAACCTGTCATCTTGTACTTGGCACGGTACACAGTGTTGGCCGAAATAGCCTCGTTCACTTCTTCTTGCACAGTTCCAGGCTCGTCATCAGGATTCATCATGTCCTGCATAACAGCTTCAAGGTCAACGTCAATCTTCCGCATGTTTTGACGCTTAACTGTCAGGCCCTTCTCAGCGGCCATAGTCTCAAAGACTCGCAACTGGTCCCGTGTGCCTTCAACTTCTTTGT